GTGACGTTGGTGCCAGGGTTAGCTGACTGAGACTCAAACTTGACATTGGCCTTAATAACACCAGTTGCACCAGACTCAGCGCCATCAATTTGGAATCCAGCCTTCAATACTGATGTGTCAACACCACTTGGGAGTTCAACTTTAACTCTCAGTACTGTGTCTGGGTCTTTAGTGACCTTAGAGTGTGGGATGATTGTGGTAGTGGGTACTCCACCATCAGTTGTAACCAGATAAGCTTCAACACCTTGTAGTAGGTCCTTCTGCTTAAAGTAAGCGTGGAGTTCTGTGACAAAGACTCCATCAGGGTTAGTAGAGTCAACAGTAAAGGTTTGTGCAACAGGATCATCAGGCTCTGGACGTGGGGGTGGCTGTTGGATAACAACTCTTTCTTCAACAATCACTCTCTCAATAACATCAGGTCCTCTTACATCTACATCGATGTCAGAAATACCGGTAGATGTGAGGGTTCTGGACTGAGTGTCAGTTTGTCTAGTCCTAGACTGAATGTTAGGTACTCTTGTGGATACAATGGTCTCTTGCTTATCCTGAATGACACCACTGGATACAAATGCAGACTCTGCAAACGCTTGCAATTCATCTCGGTTCTGGGTGTTAGTCTTACTGCTGCTGAATCTAAGGATTCTCTGTCCAGTCTTAAAGGATCTGGTAGGTCCACTTGTTTGATACTGAATAGCACCCATACGACCGTTAAACTCAGTTCCAGCTACGGGAGGGCGACCATTAGGAATAATAAACACACCTTGCAGAACACCTCTGGCATCAGATACCAGGTTCTGACCAAAACCTTTTCTGTGTCTGTTGGCAGGAAGCTCATAACGCTTCTGACCATCAGGGAAGTTGGCAACCATCTCATCAATGGATACCCAGTCAGTTACTTCAATGTCATCAAAGAACGCATAGAACCTTGTGTTGGGTTTCAGTCTTGTTGCTCTGAAGAACACAGGGATGGAACGCATTGTCTCAGCCAGCTGCACATCAGTGACTCTGTCACCATAAGATGTTCTCTTAATGCTGCTGGTGTTGACATTAAAGGATGTCTGAGTTCGAGTTCTAACCTGTCTGGTGGACTCAGTTGTCTCTGTAATGTTAAGAGTAGCTCTACCTTCTGTTTCGCGTCTGGTGCTGGAAGTGCTGGATACTCCAGTGGTCTCCCAGTCACCCCAGACTGTTCCCATACCTGAGCGACGCATTTCATCAGTCAGGTTAACCATAGCATCGAAGACAGTGTTGTCCTCAATCACCAGGTCAGGAAGGGTATTGGTGTCTCTAAAGGTGTCAATCTCAGGCTCCAACTGAAGGTTACCCTCATAGGTAAACACAGTGAAGGGCTGAAGGTTAATGGTGTTGGTAGCAAATGGGTTGCCCAGGAACTGGACTTCCTCATAAGGTACAGTAATGATTCCATTGTTGGAGACATAGTTGCTACCCAGTCTCTGTGGATCTGTCTGATTCTCCTCCTCCAGTTCAATCTGATCTGTGAAGTGTGGTGCTCTCAGGTGGGAATTCTTGGGATCAACTGAGTTCCTGTATGGGAGAGTTCCGACATCACCCTTCTCGTGATTAGCGAAGGTGTCAACAACAATACCATTCTTAAATCTATCAAGACCAGTGACAGCGTCTCTGACGCTCATATTCAGTGCAGACTGCTCAAGGATGGACAGCGTAACAATGGTTTGGATATTATCAATCTTTCTGTCAAGTGAAGCAATGTCAGCCATCGTGTAACGACGATAGTTGAACTTCTTGATTGTGATGTCATCAATAGAGAAAGTATAAGCTGGCAGGAACAGATTATACAGTCTGATCGCTGTGGTTAAATCATTGGGTGGCTGTGGGCTAACTGCTGAGTTACCCTCCAACAGAATCATCTTACCAGACTTGTCTAGGAACAAGGAGTCATATCTGGGGAGATAGTACTCCAAGTCTGCTTGGAACTGGGTGAATGGAATGGGAAGTCTTGGGACAAAACCATTACCACCATTAGAAGTGTCCAGATAGTTGGTGGAGTCAAATGACGTTACACCATCAACAATAGTCGCAATCTTGGACTCATTTTCTGGTAGTGTGTTTACAATTGGTCTGAAGTCAACTGCATCTCTCAATTGAATAACTGTACCTTCCTTATCAGACAACTGCAGAGGAAGGTTGCGACCTCTCACGAAGGTTGGGATTTCACCATAAGGTACACCTAGGTCGTGAGTGTAAGAGTCAACAGAGAAGAAGTCTCCATCCCCACTGTGCTCAAAGTATTGACAATCGACATAGATTGTATCTGTTGCGGATGGTCTACCTGGCTTCAGGTAAATTCTTGAGATATCATAGTAGTTGTCCCTTTGTCCATCATCAAGTAAGTAGTTATCAGTAATATCAATAGCACCTGGCTCACCTGGAGCAGCTGACATTGTGATAGCATTAATCTTATGAACATCAGCCATACCAAGCGACAGGAGAGCGTTGGATGGGATCTTAGAGAACTCAACAAGCTGTTCGCTTGTGGATGGCTCAATGGCGATCAGTGCTTGTTTGTAAAGCTTCTGTTTAGCGATAGCATCAATGACCTGGACAGGTGCCAGAATCTTAATGACACAGCTTGTAGGCAGAGGTGATGATAGTTCGAACTCAGCCTGTCTGTTGTCATCCTTATTAAGAACCACATTGGTTACAGTGATGGTTCTACCAACTGGTTCAATAGATGAACCACCAGTGTTTCTAATGATTGCAATATTAACCTTGGATGGATCTGTGACGAATCTTTCATTGTCCCTGTCAGTTGACAGGGTTACATTAGTTGCTCCAGCAACACCACTTTCAACGAACTGTCTATAAACTCTGTAGTTGATTCTTGTGGTAATTGGGTCGCTCTCCAATGACTTCACAGTCTTGAGGGGAAGCTTAAATACCAAATCCTGATCCTCAGCACCCTTGCTCTTGACTCTAATTCTCTGGCAGGTCTTACCTGTTACCTTATTAGTAAGTGCTGTGGTGAAGTAGATAATGGACTGAGCTCTTTGCTCACCATAACCGACTGGTTTAGTTGCAAATAGTACCAGCTTAGAAACTGAAGTGCCTGTATCATCCACAAAGGTGATAACATCATTAGCAATCAACTGATCAGATGGGTCACCAGAGAAGTCATCACAGGTGATGAAGTTCTCACCAGCATTACCAGAGAAGAGTGACTTATCAGCCAGATGATAGACTTCAGAGTCTACATTATTCTGAACTGAGATATCAGCAGAGAACTTATCCAGGTTAGTGGTTGTCAGATTAGAGAAGATGGACTTGGTCTTGCTCAAGGTGTTGGTAATCTTACCAGGTGCCACAATGGCATAACCCTTTGCTTTACTGACATTTGTCTCTACAGCGTAATCGACTCTTTCATTGAGTATGCTACCTTCTGGATATGGGAAGGCGTACAACTTCTTACGTCCCTCTTGTGTCGGCACAAGGGAGTTTCTGTCAGAATCATAAGTGAAGTGTACACCTTTCTCCAGTGTGGTTGAAGCACCAATGGCAGACACAGTTAACTCAGTATCTGCACCTAAGTCTGCACCATTTCCTTCAGTGTAGAACTGGAATGAGATTACCTCATTGTTCTTCAGGAGTCTTGACTTCTTAGTAATAGATGTGCCCTGCAGGATCTGAATTAAATCCTCGCCATTTTGGAATTTACCAATTACATTAGAGACCAGAAGCAGATCATTAGTGGATCCTTCCTCAATAGTGGCAAATGATTGGGACTCAAGACCAAAGACAAGTCTACCAACTTCCCAATCATATTTCTGACCAGTGGCGGTGTCATCCTCAACCAGTGCTAACTCTGTAAAGTAAACAGAAGACAGGAATCCAAGCTTATGGGTTGAGTTATAACCATAATATCCATCCTGCTGGTCCACATACTGTTTGGGAACCATATAACGTGGGTGCATCACACCAGATGGTCTTGGTCTCACTACATTTGCAATCAGAATAGTTGCGTTACCAATGGGTTGACCCCTAACATAGTCAGTCTCATCTACACCAGTCAACACACAGCTGGACCCTTCATTATAGATGACGTTAAAGTTATTGAGACCTTGGAAACCATCCAGTTCACCAATGTCCTGGTTTGCTACAATGTGAACTGTGATTTGGGGCTCTTCACCATAGTACAGTGGTCTTGAGCCAGAGTCCAGTTCGTCAATCCTTGATTGTCCAACATAACCATCAGTAAAGTTTCTGTACAGTCTCAGTGTATCAAATGCTTTGATTGTAGCATTCTGAGAGATGTTTTGGAAACTTGGTACGCCGTGAACGTTGGTGATTGTCAGGTTATACCCTTCAGTAATCTGAGTGAAGGTATTAGCCATAAAGTTAACGTTTCTGGCTTTATTACCATAAACGTATAGTGGGTTGTTGTAACCACACTCATAACCCTGCACATATGCTAGGCCTGGGTCAATTCTAATTGCATAAAGTGAGTCAGCTGCTTCAAATGAGATTTGCTCTTGCATCCCACTTCTTGGGACAGGAGGATACAGACCAGTGTCTGGATCCATATCGAAGACGCCATCTACCTCATCATTGTTATAGTATTCCATCGGTTTGATGGCAAAGTCAGAGACGATATAGTCTCCACTCTCATCAAAGGTTCTCTTAGCCAGGATGTCATACAACCAATCCCACTTAATAGACTTATCAGTCTTACCAAGGATCTCACCATTCTGGACAGTTGCCAGATTAATGAAGTCTGCTGCAATGGAATCAAACTCAAGCTTTCCAAGTTGCAGTTGAATTCTGAGTCTGTCTGCACCAGGAGCAGCAAAGTTAGAGTAACCTTGAGCGTTATCAAGTAAAGACGAATCCTCAGATGGAGTTATAAAATCCTCAAGAACAAAGAAACCAACCTCATAGCTGGGCTGAACACCATACTTGTCAAGGGTGATGGTTTGTGGTTCATTACGAACCATAAATCCATTAACGTAATATACACCTTCACTGACAACAAACAGTGAACCAACACCTACAGGAGCAGAGTTGATTGGCTTCGAGATGCCGCTGACGCCAACCTTTGCTGTATAGTTTTCTGGGGTGTCTGTTTCCAGAGTTTCCTGCTCTAAGAATGTATCATATTCGTTAGTATTACCAGAGTCTTCGTATTCAACGTAAAATGTAATATCGTCGTCTTCAGTTGATGCATAGGCGTGAGTTACCCTGGCTTTGACTCCAGAAGTCACACCCATTAAGTTATAACCTACATACTCATCTGGAGTAGAACCATTGGTGATGGTGGATACTCTTACATATGATACAGGGTTGGCAAGAGAAAACTCACCAGGAACAATGTTGTCCCCATCCTTCATAAACCTGCTCGCCAGGTTCTCAATCTGATCTTGGAGGATGTTCTGGGATTGGTTTAGTTCCCTAGCCTGGATTGGGAACCCAGGCTTGTACATTACTCTATGAAAATGCTTCTTGGGATCCCAATCATCATTATATGGTGGGACATTCAAGTTATGATTAGCAGGCATCTAACTATTACTTTTGAGGTATTTAGAAGGTAATTGTAAGGCTTATTCTTTCACTCTGCTGAGGACTACGCATAATTGGACTCAGGTTTGTGAGGTATGTCAAATACCCACTGTATTTCTTGATTTCTGGCGATGAGAAACCCTTAAAGAAACTCAATCCAGCCAAGTCATCAATAAAGTTGAAGTCTGGGATAACTACCTTGCCAGTGGATTTACCAATAATGTTTTCAGTTCTGTACATCTTGAAAGATGATCCTTTCTCATCAACAGTTGTCTCATTGTAGATAACCCTGAGGATACCATTGTCTGCATCCCATCCAACAACCAGGGCATTAGCGATCTCCTGTCTGTAGTTGTATTCAACTTCTTGTGTGACAATTTCACCAATCTCAAAGTCATCAGGACCGCTAACGTGATGTACCTTAATAGCATGAACTGCACTGAGAGTGTCAGCGTTCTTATATTTGTCATCAGAATACTCAACTTCCTTAAGAATGCCAATTTGTCTGAATGAAGTGTCGGTGAAGAAATCTGTAAGGTTGTCCTTTAGATTTGAGAACACACATACCGTTCTCGCAGACAGTTGACGAGATAACTGCTCCACAGACTTTACATCATTGACTACATCCTCCTCAAGTGGATCTCTGTCATATCCCCATCCGCCAGGAGGATTGATAATCACAGTAGATCTAAATCTCCCATCACCAAGGGCATTCAAACCATTTCTCTGGTCATCCAGCTGTGCTAAACCCTTATATACTCTACCAGGAGTCCAATCGAGTTTGGCAAAAGTGTACCCACTTCCGGGCCTGATCACCTCAACCTCCTGGACCATACCATTCCTAATTTTCACTTTAGCTACAGCTCCAGTGCCATCACCAACTATGTTGCAGTAATAATCAGGAACGTCAGCTAATGGACCGTCAGGATTATTAGTATATTTTGATCCACCATCATCTACCAATACAGTGTTTAGTGAACCTGGCACCGTTTGTGTAACATCATCAGCAACAATGGGAATCAAATTATTGGTTCCATAGTTTTGTTGAGTTGCATTATCAACTCTGTACAATTTCAACCATTGGTAGTCATCAGATGTTACAAAAGGTGTATCAGATACATTTTGTGGTTCAACTAGAGATGGTCTGTCACCATTATTATTCAGACACACATAAACATAGTTGTTACTGGACAGAACATAATAAACAGCATCAAACAGATTAGATGCACCAGAGTGAGTAGGATTCTCTGATGAGTAATCGTGTCTGTACATGTCATACACAGCACCAGATGTCCAAGACACTCTGGGGATCATCATATGGACGTCCAAATCATTGACACGCTTCAGTGACAGCATGTCATTATGTACCTGATAATACTCCTTGAAGTTATTGACAGGATTGGGAGGTTCGGCGTCATTCTCCCAGTTCTGTGGCTTACCAATAAACAAATATGCGCTGGCGTCTCCGTCAGCTTCATTATAAGACTCAATCAGGTTTTGTGCGTTTCTAGTTCTAGAATCATTAGAATTGATTGTAGACATCCTATTCCTACTTTTTGGTATTTATTGGGTGACCAGGAACTCAATTTCCTGGGCCTTGATAGTCTCAGTTCTGATGTCATTAACTCTCAGATCAGAGAACATAATGAATCCTGCAGGATGGACAATTCTCTTAACAGTGGAGTCATAGATGTGTCTCTCAATAGGAGACCCAATGACATATGAGAACCACTGATATCTGTAGGAGTCTTGGATTACAGGGTACATCTCACTGACCTTAGAGGTGTCATCAAGGAAGTCACCAGCTGGAGATGAGACACCATCAACAACAATTCTTGCATCTGACTGACCCTCCAGGACAACCATACCTGTGGCATCATTATCTGCATAGAGCATTTCGCCATCTCTTAGGTTGCCCTCAACCTCATACAGAGTTAGGATTTGTGTTGCATCATCATAACCCCATACCTTACCTGTTACCAGAGTGTAATCAGGAATGCCTTGATGGACTGTCATATGGGGCTTCCACTCACCCTTTGGTGATCTAAGGATAACTCTGGTATGAATCATCAACTCAGGCTTAAGGGATCTATCAGGTGAGATGGCTCTACCTGGCTTGATGACATCAATTGCCTTCAGTCTACCGATGTCTTCTGTCAATGAAATATACTTACCTCTTGTTTCAACCAAGATGATCTCAGGCTCGACATATCCTGTGCCAGGATTAGTTACAGTAATATCTGTAATCATTCCATCCTCCACAGTGACAGTTGCCTCAGCACCATAACCATTACCAGTCAGGTCCACAAACACTGCCTTAGGCTTGTCATATCTGACACCACCAAATACAACCTCAACATCCTCAATCTGTGTACCATCAGTAATAATCTTGGTCTCAGCTCTGTCAATGTACTTCTTATAAAGTCCAACGATAGGTGGCATCACCTCATACTGATAACCTGTGGAGGTAACCTCCATAAACCTTGCTTCATTCTGAGGATACTCAGAATTTGTGCTGTATCTAATACTTGGCTCTTCGGCCAATGTCTCTGGAGTGAAGATGGCAAACTGATTCTTGTTTAGATACTTGGGCCAGATGATCTTAGCAGTGTCCTCTCTGTAGTGGATGCCACCATACTCAATGTTGACCTGTCTAATCTCACCACTGTTAGGACCACCAATTGGGTTTACAATGACATAAGCATAACCACCCACACCACCATTACCATAGAACCAGATGTAGAAGTTGTCTGTATATCCACCACCTGGATTAGTGATAACAACATCCACCACCTGACCATTTTCTACTACACCATAACCTTCTGCAGGTGTTACAAATCCAGCTTCAATGACCTTATGTCTATCATTAAGGTACTCCTGCTGAGCTCCCTCAATGATGATATCATCTCCTACTCTCTGTAGGTGTGGCTCATCTGTTGTAATAGTAAAGTAAGATCTTGTCTTATTATAAGTTGGTGTGCCATCAAGCAACTCAGCAATGTGGGGATCGCCTCTCCTGATTACCGCTGCAGCTGGTGTTCCACCCTCCGCAATACTGACAATCTTAGCGTCTTCTCTGCTACTGGTTCCTGGTGCACCATTAAAAAATCTAATAATATCCTCTGGATAGAAGTGCTTCAAATGCTCAAACCAAATGTAATTGATTCCAAGATACTTGAGGATCATGTCGTCATCTAGGTCACCTGGTGGGAAAATAGGTCCAGGTCTCAAAGGTGGCTTAATTCCATCATCACCTGGATTGGGATCAGAAGTATCTGTAGCATATTGGTTGGGCATCATACCAATTGGATTGGTGATAATCCACTGAGCCTGAGATCTGGATTTATATCTGATGTACATCTTACCTGTAACAGGTGAGAACCACAAACATCCAGTTTTGAGTGGTGTACCGTCAGGCTTGACCCTTGGTTCACTTAGCTTCACAATGACATTGAGACTGGTTTCGTAATCGTGCTTCCAGGGGTGAATGCGCTCTGGAGTATACCAGTTAGGGGCCTCAGATGGATCATACACTGGTTCATTAGGAACACAACCATTGGGGTCAGTACAAACCCACTGCTGACCAAACCACATGTACATGATGCCAGTTTGTGGGGACCACCAGAAGTCACCATACACCAGTGGACCACCATCCTTTCTCTCACTCGGTGCCCAGTTAGAAATTGTAACAGTATTCTCCTCCTGCTCTTTCTGTATTCCAGGATCTGAGTTAGGATCGTTAAAACCATGACCAACATCATGGGCACCCTCAGTTGGTAAAGTACCAGTTGGTGATGTGACCACCCACTGAGCCGTATCATCCTGGTCAATGTAATAAACGTAGAGTCTACCAGTTCTATCAGAATACCACAGATCTCCAGCTTTAAGATCCTCTAACTCAATATCAGGTTCAACCACACCGAAGTATGTGGTATCACCCAAACTACCAACATCAGCAAACTCCCTATTATCCAAGTTTTCATTAGCAATAACTCTGATGACATTAAGATCATTCTCTGTAATAATCTCAAGCATCTCCTCAGAATCAAGATCATATTGCTTGAGCACTGGGTTATTATTATCATCTACCAGATGAGGAATGAGGATCAGCTGATTCCTTTCATCCCTGAAAGTGTCACCATATTGAATAAGATTTTTAGATGTGATGATAACAGTAAGATCAGATTCCTCTACATCATAATCCCAAACAATACCCTTAGCATAAGATGATGAAATGATTTGTGTTCCTCTAACGAACACGTGTGACCTATCACCCTCATAGGGGGTGCCATCTGGATTCAGGAACTCACAAGCATTCAGATGAATAATCTGAATATGAGAAATAATCACTGTTTTAATGTCACTACCAACTGCTTCAGTTACTTGCCCTGCGGCGGCAACTTGTTGTGCCAACTCAGCCACTTCCTGACGTAGGGCAATGACATGGTCCATGAGGGAAGGCTGCCGAACAGGTGCTCGTTCAGGAGGTGCGTTCTGAGGAATGCCAGTGGCAGGAGCAGCAGTGTCTTGCTGTGGAGGTACACCACCGTTCGCCATGATGGCGGCCAGTCGTTGCTGGAGTTCGGGCGGTAAATCATTAAGGTTATTCATCAGAATTCTTCCTCTT